ACTGCACCAATTGACAATTCAGGCTCTGTTACTTTATCCAGAACAGGAATTTCTGAAATCGATGGTACATACAATATTGTAAGTAAAGAATCAGACACAAATTTTACTATTGACAGAACACTTTCATCTTCTGGTTCTATTGCAGCAACAGATTGGCAGATAGATTATATCGGTACCGCAAGTTATTCAACAGGCACTATTTCCATTGCATCATCTTCTGCAGCACAATATCCATATGCAGAATGGTATTTTAGTTATGATTCTGTGTTTGACACTAGACTGTCTGATTTAGAATATGCTACGGTATCAGACGAGGTAAGGGCATTACAAGTCGACTTGATTGCATCTGCATCGGTATTACAATTGAGTTTATCAAGTAGCATATCAGCATCAATAGCTGCTACATATAGTTCAAGTTTCAATGAATATACAGGTATTCAGATAGAATGGGAAAAATGGTTTATTACCGGTAGTGAAATTCAAGACGAGGAAGTACTGGGAGCATCGGCCCCGCAGTCAGCTAACGATCATATTATTACTATTGATGGAAATGTAGTGACTGCATATCGTACAGGAAGTCTGTCATGGGAACGGGTTCGTTATGGGGATGACCCAACTTTAACACCCGGATTAAGTGCATCGTATGGTTTAGAAACTGGAGCAGATGGTGTTATTATCGGAGATTTACAAGCATTTGTAGATGAAGGTGACGTTATAGAATTCGGTATTCAGCCGCGGATTATTACTAATGTATATGAAGCAAATGCTCTTGTAGCAAAAGCACGTGTCAAAAATATAAACATATTCTTTTCATATACATCTTCATTTATATACGGGGACACCCCAATTGGGTATATTGTTGTATCTGGATCGGATATACTAACAACTGATGTAAATGGCAATCCAGTAAGAGGTATTGATATTAACGGACCAGCACAAATTCAAGACTTTATCGGCACTGGAGCAGAGAATGCATTCTATAATGGAAGCAAAATGACTTCTAGAGGATTTAATATTGAAAGTCCAGACACAATAGATGGTGGGCCAGTAGTTGAAACTAGAACAGCAAATCCAAATCAATTGATATATCAATCTCCAGGAGAAAATGGTAGTTTTACAATATCAGGACAATAATCGTTATTTTTTACAATGAAAATATTTATATGAAATAAAAGGCGAATAAAGCAATGGGATATTTAAATAATAGTACAGTAACAGTAGATGCAATTCTTACTAAAAAGGGTAGAGAATTACTTGCAAGAGGTCGTAACAATTTTAATATTACTCAATTTGCATTAGCAGATGATGAAATTGATTATGATTTATGGAATCCAGATCATCCGCTTGGTACAGAATATTACGGCACAATCATTGAAAATATGCCTATAGTAGAAGCTATACCAGACGAAACGCAAATGTTGAAATATAAACTTATTACACTTCCGAAGAAAACTACAAAAATACCTGTAGTTAATGTAGGTAATACATCAATTACTTTAAGTGCGGAGGGCGACGTTGCAGTAATTAGTCCAAATACATCTAACTTTACTGGTGGAAATGCTACATTAGGATATACAGCAATTCTTTCAAATTCAGACGTCGCTGATCTTAGAGTAGCTCCAGGCGGTGATATTCGAACATCAGTCTTACCAACAGCACCTCGTTTTATCGGCGATAATGAAGATGCACAAAGTGTTGCAGTAACTGGTAGAACATTTGAAGTGATTGCAAAACGACAAGTAACGGATCAAACTGCTACAGTAACTATTATAGGTAATGAAACGGGTGGTAGCACAACTATTAATTTAACAGTTAAAGCAGCAACCGTTAACACATAAGGATTTGAAATGAATATACAACAATTAAAACAATTACCTAAAGTAAGTCAGATAATTCCTGCAGATGGCATATCAGATAATTTGTCTCTAGCAGCACCGGCTAGCTCATTGAATGTAATTAATACTAATGCTGCATTACAATCACAAATCAATGCATTAGCTGAACAGCGCGCTCAAGAGATTATCAGAGAACAACAACAAACTCAAATCCTTGCAAGAAATGGTCGTACTTTTACTAAATTTGATAGAGCAAATGATGTAATAGATAACCAAACAGAAGTTGTTACAGCTGGGTTATGGAGTGATGGTTTAGCTTCATTAACAACACATCATACCGGTTCTGCACAAACAACGTCACAACGTAGATATTATGTTGATGTTTATCAGAAAAATACTTCATTAACTGGTTCAGCAACTCAATATTCAATAGCATATGGTCATGCATTAGGTAGTGGATCTGATTCGCAAGGACAACTTAATGATTCACCAAGCCGAGCAGTATATTCGCAATATAAACAACTATTATTAGAAACTACAGACACGAGATTCACTGTCAATGGCACAGACACAGATTCTATTTATGTAATTAACTTTAGTCGTGCTAGAACAAAAGAAAAATTAGATCCAGGCAATTTTGAATTGCCGTTAACAAGTATTTCTTCAAGAGATACGAATGCAACGGGTTCTGTAACAGTTGGTAGTACAGTATACACACTTATTGATGATTCAGGAAATAGCGGAGCTCCGACAGTTGGAAGCTCCGGTAGAGTATATAATATTGTATCAGGATCAATTAATGACGGAATATATAATTCAACTTCACCTGTATATTATGGTCTTGTTTATCCAGATTACGGAGTAATGATATTGAATGCTCAAACATTGGATGCAAACTTAGGATTTACAACTAATACTGGTTCAAGTTCTGAAGGCAACAATCATTTCGGATTGTTCCATTCAATTTCTGGATCAGGAGTACTTACAAACCCAGCTACTTCAGATCCATATGGATTCTTAGCAAGAAATGCTGAAACTATTACAAGTACACATTATTTTGTTAGAATTAAAAATGCTGAATATAACTTTTCAAATAATCCATCGTTTACAACGGGTACTATAGGTGAGTTCCGTCAATCAACATTTATTGGTGACCCAAAAACATATATTACTACAGTAGGATTATATAACGATCAAAGAGAATTATTAGCAGTAGCAAAATTATCTAGACCATTATTGAAATCATTTAAGAATGAAGCACTTGTCAGAGTAAAACTTGATTTTTAATTTAACACATAACTGAATTGAGGCCCTTTATATTTATAATAAATGTAAAGGGCTTTTTACTAAATAATGGCGACAAGAAAATTAAATACTAAAGGCCGTAGAGAAGATAAATATAAAGGAAATTATCCTTCTGTATTTAAAAAGGTTGAACAATCAGATTTTAAAAAACAACAGTTTGTTACAAATAAACTTTTTACTTTTTTATCTGGAAGTGCTACTGGTAGTGCGTTACCATTAGAAGCAAGATATACCGATCGTAATTTTCTTCCTGCTTTAGGATCTGAGTTAACATTTAATGATGCTGCAAATATTGATGGTTCATTACAAAGTGTTACATATTTTTCTATAGATCATTTATATTATCGCAGAAAAGATCAACCCAGTAAAACTTTTGGTCCTACTGATTTAACACGTACAAAAAAACATTTATATGAATCTGCATCAGTATTTGTAATACCACAACTTAAAATTGGTGAAGGTATTAAGCCGGCATCATTTCAATTCGCTGGGTCAGGATTAAATTTATCAGCTGATCGATATAGCAATATAATTGATGATGGGTTTGATTCGTCTTCGATTGTTTCAGATGTAAAATTTTATGAAGGATTCAATGAATATTTTGATACTTCAAGAATTAAATATGAATTAGCTCAAGGTGTTACGTATCTTGCAGGAATTCCTACTACAGATGGTGATACGGCATCTGTCGGCCGCCGTGCACATTTTGAAGGCGTTGGACATATTCAGAGTGCATTACCTGGATATTATGATAGACAACATGATTATGCAATATCATTTTTTGTGTCAGGTTCTAATACTGGCAGTAACAATCAAATTGTTATTGCAAAACAATCTGGTTCGGTTGATAGATACCCATTCAGTATACAATTAAGTGGTAGTAATGAAATAGAGTTTAAAGTATCTTCTGATTCTTCTCTTAATACTACGTTGTCAGCAACTAGCAGTGTAGACGAATGGACTCACATAGTTTGTCAAAAATCAGGAAGTGAAATACAAATTTGGATGAATGCCGGATTACATGTTTCGTCATCTCATGATTTCTTGTTATATGGCGTTAATACATTATATACAGCATCAGGACGAATCAATAATGATTATCCGGTAAACATTGGTGGTCTTAGCCCCAATACATCAAATCTTACAGGTGATCTAGATGAAATAAGAATCTTTAATAAGTCACTAACTGAGTCGGAGATAAGTGCGTTATCGGACCGTACGGAGAACGGAACGTTTTTGCAAACAAATCATGTAGGAAATGTATTTAGTAAACACGGAACGATTGTTATTTCTAGTCCACATTATAAATACGATGATTTAACTGCGGCTCCATTTACATCAAGTTATCGAAGTACGGTAACAACAACAGAATATTCTACATTGGTAAGAATAAGTAAAGATGATTTTAATTTAACACTTAATCCATCAACTCTGCAAGATAATGGCGTTGATTATGACACATATGTTTCAAGTAGCGATTTTGCACCATACATAACAACAATTGGATTGTATAATGAATCAGGACAACTTCTAGTTACAGGCAAATTAGCTTCGCCGGTACGTAAACGAGATGATGTTGATATGAATATTTTATTAAGATTTGATGCTGACGTATGATACGACTTAAAACAATATTAGAACAAGCTTCGCGAGAAGAACAAGTTGATTCTTTGTTAGACAAAATTAAAAACAAACAGTTTGAAAGAATCGGCGCTGGCGATAATGGCATTGTATATGCAATTCAAGGAACTGATTATGTGTTTAAAATTACGAGAGAGCGTGATGAATTTGAAGTTGCATCAGTAATTGTCGGCCGAGAATCTGAATTTACATGTTTTGTTCCGGTATTGTATGTTAATGATTCTGAGAAAATGTATATCATGCGAAATGCAGATCCATTACCCCCACAATATAAAACTGCTATTGATAATTTTTATGCTCGATATACTAAATTTGCATTAGATATGCAAGGCGAGGTTAGCATATTTGATTATTTGGATGCAGAAGGCTCTCGAGAAACAGAAAACCCGTTAGTTGATTTCTTGAGACGATTACAACAACAAGTAGAACGAACAGGAATTGCAGAATTTGATTTAGATTTAGACTTTAAATCAGACAACGTAATGATGTATCAATCAAAAATGGTGTTAGTTGATTGGTAAATATTTATACATATAGGAGTATACTATGATTAAGTTAACGACACTATTAATAGAACAAAAATATAATTATAAGTGGGTACCATTGCAACAAGCATTGCCGGCAAATGCAGTGAATGGTTATCGCTTAAAATATAAAGAACGAGGTGAAGGAGCTTTAGTTGACGAATCTGATTTAAAATATATTTTTAGTGATTCTAGGTTTGCAACAAAATATAAAAATAAAGATTACGTATTTTATATCTCTGAAGTTAGGGGCACGTCTAAGAAAAAGGTGTATATTGCGTATGTTTACAGGCGTGATAATCTGCCAGCAAATATCAAACTATTTTTTACTCTTGGTATTGGACCTACTTTTACATTGAATGGTGTTCCGGTGTTTTTAAGTAGTCAAGAAAAAGAAGTAGCAGGTAAAGCAAGTGGAATAGTTACAACTACTACTGATAATAATAGTGATGATGTAACGGTTACAACTAATACTAATAATAATAGTGAAAAAACAACTGAAGAAGAACGTATAGCAGCTGAAAAAGCCGCTAAGGAAGCGGAAGAAAAGGCAGCTAAAGAAGCTGAAGAAGCTGAAAAAGAAAAAGAAAAAGAGAAGGAAGCTGAAGGCGGTGAAGAGGATGAAACTGAAACACCTGGTACAGTACGAATAACAGCTGGTTATTCAATATCACCACGTATACAAAAAATTGCAAAAGATATTCATACTGCTGCAAAATATATGGGATTCGGCGGAACAAATACAGAATTATTTGATTCAGCATTTGATAAAATAGAAATACTTCAAGATGCATTTCTAGTAAATTTAGAACTTGCAAGACTAGAAGGAAATGCAGCATATGATTTAGAATATGTAATTAAAGATGAGTTTAGTATATTTAGTGGTGAAAGTGAAAGATTACAAAAATTAAGCAGGTTAGTTGGAATTGATGATAATGGAGATATAAATCGGCCTGATAAGTCTTTAATGAAAAAAGCTGCTGATCAACACGTGTCTGATCAAAATATTGATCTATCAACATTTGGTCGGTATAAACCTGGAGATAGGTAAAACATAAAAACAAAACAAGTTATGGCAAAAAATCATTGGAACTCGAAATCAAAAACGAGACAGGAAGCATATAAATACGGTTATAAATCTGGATTAGAACATAAAGTTGCAGATGCTCTTAAGGAAATCAATTATCCAGTTAATTACGAAACTGAAACACTTCATTATACAGTGCCTTCGACAAAACACAAATATACTCCTGATTTCGTATTCACACGTAAAGACGGCAGCACCATGTACGTT